GGTTGATAATTTAAAACAAACAAATACTTTTAACAATGGAAGAGTCGAAAAAACACCTGAGCAACTTGCAAGTGACATCTTTAATTCAGAAACGGCAAGAAACTTTAGATTTAGCTAAGGCGATAATCACAAAGAATATAAATTTAGGTTTTTATGAATTGTATTTGTCTATTGATAAAACTTTGGATAAGCCAATTATGAGATCTACTTTTAAAAACGAAAATTCTCAAATTGGATTTACAATCGTTGGAATATTAGTAAACCGTTTTATTGACTCTTTTGGTTTTAGCACTAAATTAAACGAATCTCAATTGGAAATTTTAACATGCGATACAATTGAAAAGTTTACTTACGAAAGTTTAGAAGATATTGTTTTGTTTTTTAAATTGGCAAGGAGCGGAACTTTTGGAACTACAAAGCGAGGAGTTGACAGTAATTTAATATTTGGCGAATGGTTCCCGATGTACATGGAAATGAAAGCCGAAGCAAGAGAGCGAGAACAATTTAAACAAAAGAAGCAAACCGAAGAGAATTTACTAAGTATTGAAGACGTTAAAAAATCATACGAAAAAATTCAGGTTGGAAATTCATTTCGTGACCGAGTTTTAAACTACATCGACAAAATTACTCAAGGCATAACGAGATTAGAGTTGGAGGATTTAATACAGGCATGGAGCGAAGACGAACAAAAGAAACCTTATTTGAGAGATTTAAAAGCAAAAAGATTAATAATAAAATGAAAGTAAAAAAAGTCCCAGAGGGAGAAATGCCAGTCAAATATTATAATTGTGTTGAAATAAGTTATATCTTAGGCACCTATCCAAAAGAAATAAGAAACCGAATTGATCAATTAAATATATTTCCAGACGCAATAATTGGAAAAGCCAAATGTTATAATATTGATAAAGTGCATATTATAATGGCATTTAAAAGATACGAGAAAAAAGAGGAGTACTTAATATTTGAATCAAAATTGAATTATTTATAATACCATGTTAACCAACAAAATCATAAACCAAATCTTTGCCGAGGCAGGCATAAAGAATCACAGACTTTTAAACAAACATCATTCACAATATACCGAAATGGATATTATGGTCCTGGAAAGCATTAAAATGGGAAAAAAAGTTAAAAACAATTACTACATACCAAAAAAAGATTATACGCTTAAAAAGGTATTAAGAAAGTCAGACGGAGCAATATTTGAATCCGTTGCCGATTGTGCTGAGAAAACAGGAATGACAAAACAGCAAATTTATAATTACATAAACAATCAAAAATACTCAGAAAACAAACAGCTTGTTTATTTACACGAAGACGATGACAATGACTAACCGAACCCAAAGAAACAGAATCGAATTACAGTTGAGGTTGTATAAACAATATTTAAAGATTTGCCGTATTGAATACGTTGGAAATCTTTGCAAAGAAATTGTAAAGCTGGAGGATCGTTTGGAGCTATTTAGGCAAATGACAGAAACGGAAATAAAAAACAAAGTTGACTTTCAGTATGTAATCGTACAAAGCAAAGCCAACAAATTAAATTTATAATGAAAAAGATTGATAAGAGATACGAAAACATTTTCGAGCAGGAAAAGAGATTAAAAAAAGAGGCTAAGGAATTAGCAGAAAACCACAAAGACACAAAACCAATTAAATACGACCTAAAAAAATGACAGCAAAACAAAAATATATAGGTGCTTTTTTGGATGGATATTTTATAGATAAAAAATTTTCAGAATATAATTTTGATTATATCAGAGCATTAGAGGATGCAAATAAAAAAGCAAAGAAGAAATGGAAACAATATAAAAAACAAAAATTATTATGACAAAAGAAAATCGACAAAAGTACATTGATGTTGGGCTTCGTATGCGTAACATAGAATTGTGCCAAGAGTTTTTAAAAAAAGTTTTAGAAGTTGTTGACTTGGTTGACAGAAAAAAGGGAAAGTCAAATATTCAAGACATTATAGAATTGGAAAATAAAAAAGAAAAAGGATTATGAAATTAGAATACAATCAAAACCAGAGTATAGGGATTACTCCTTTTGGTTACAATCCAAAATATAAACTAACAATAACAGAAAGAAAAATGAAATACAACGAACTTGAAGCCTTAGTAATTGCATGGGCGGAACAAAAAGGAATATTTGAGAAAGGAAACCCAGGAGATCAATGCGACAAAACATTAGAAGAGGTTTACGAATTACATGACGCAATAAAAAACAACGACAGAGAGGAGATTATTGATGCGTTGGGAGATATATTAGTCACGATAATTATACAAGCCGAGATGCAAGGTTTGAGCTTAGAGGAATGTTTATTAAGTGCCTATAACGTAATATCAAAACGCACTGGAAAAATGATTGACGGACAATTTGTTAAGGATGAATAAAAAAAGTCAATTTATATTTGGTAATTAAAAAATTTATTTTAATTTTGGAAAATAAATTAACATTCAAAATCAATAATTAAAAAATTAACCTTTATCAAAACCAATTCAAAAAAAATACTACATTTGTAATGATTTTGAATTATGTTTTGGTTAACATGAGTAAAATGGAGGTTGTTTACTTTGAACGCCTCCATTTTTTAATAACCTTAAAACAAATAAATTATGCTAAATTTTTTCAAAACCAGAAACAGATTTGACTTAGACAAACCAACTAATCAAAAAGCGGAAATCCTTTTCGAGTTAATAAACAAAAACTCAGCATCTCGAACGGATCTTATGGAAATGACAGGCTGTTTAAATATTACAGCAATCATTTCAAAATTAAGACTTGGCCACGAAATAGAAGTAAAATGCAATTTTAATCACGTTCTTAACAAACATGGGAGACCGGTTAAATTTGGAATTTATAACTTAGTCAACAAAGGAGACGCATTAAGCAAATACAATATAATAAACAAACAATAATCAATAAGCCAATTGTTTCAATTCTAAACCTGGGAAATTTAAAATAAATGCGTATAGGTTGGCTATAATATAAACCGAACTTTTGTGTAACTCGAAATCTGGCAAACAAAAACAAAAGTACAAAGGCAATTGTTCGGTTTTTTTTAATTAAATAAACAAATGATAATTAAATTAACTAATTATCAATCTAACGAAGCCAATCTTAAATGTTTGGCTTTTTTGTATATTTGCTAAAATTGAATAAACAAACTTATTTCAAATGGAAACAAAAAGAGGAGGTGCCAGACCAAATGCAGGTCGAAAACCAGTAGCGGAAGAACAAAAAGTAAATTCATTATTTGTAACGGCTTTGAAAGAACTTTACGACAAAGAAACCGATGACGATGCAAAAACACATTTTATAAAAAGCGTATTGTTAGAAAGTCAAAGAGGGCAGTTATTTATGGCTGAGCATATATTTGGAAAAGCACCACAAGAAATAAAACAAACCAATTTTAATATAGAGGCAAAAGATCTTGACGAGGACGAAATCAAAAAGATTAAAGACACCTTAGAAAATGCTTACTAACGAAGAAAAGGTTTTAAAAATAATGTGTGAGACAAATCTTTTGTTTTTCACACGTTACATCTATAAAGAAAATACAAGGAGAAATTTTATTGTAGCTCCTCACTTTATTAAAATAGCCAACACACTTGAAGAGGTTTCAAAAGGAAATATTAAAAGGCTTATTATAAATATTCCTCCTCGATACGGAAAAACAGAATTAGCAGTAAAATGTTTTATCGCATGGTCCCTTGCTAAAAATCCACAATCAAAATTTATACACCTTTCATATTCTGACAGCTTAGCACTTGACAATTCAAGTCAAACAAAAGAATATATTGAATCCGACTCATTTCAAAAGTTTTGGGAAATGAAATTAAAAAAAGACGCTCAATCGAAATCTAAGTGGTTTAATGATTTTGGAGGAGGAGTTTATGCAACGGCTTCTGGAGGAGCAATTACTGGTTTTGGTGCTGGAGTTACAGAGTCAAAAGAGTTTAGCGGTGCAATTATAATTGACGATCCATTGAAACCGGATGACGCATTAAGTGAAGTCAAAAGAAAAGCAATTAATGAACGTTTTAATAATACAATTAGATCTCGTGTTAATGACAGAGAAACTCCAATAATTGTAATCATGCAAAGATTACACGAAAACGACATGAGTGGTTTTTTATTGGCTGGAGGTAGTGGAGAGGAATGGCACCATTTATGCCTACCAGCTTTAAATAAAAAAAACGAGCCTCTTTGGGAAGACAAACATACATTTGAAGAGTTAGAACAAATTAGGCAAGCCAATCGATATAATTTTTCTGGTCAATACATGCAAACTCCTTCTCCAGAAGAGGGAGGCGAATGGAGAAAAGATTGGTTTGAAATAGTTAATAGGAACGATGTTCCAGATGTTGAGTGGGATATGTTTATTGACGGAGCATATACAAAAGACACAAAGAATGATCCAACAGGAATACAAATTGGTGCAAAAATTGGTCAAAATTATTTTATTTTAAGTTCTATTGACAAATATTTAGAAATGCCGGAACTTATAAAATTTATTCCAGAACATATTGAAGCCTTAGGAATTAAAATAAGAATGATTTATGTTGAGCCAAAAGCAAGTGGTAAAAGTATTGCTCAATTAATACAAAGTACAACATCTTTAAATATTACAGAATTAAAATCTAATTTTGTTTCAGTATCTAAAATAGAAAGAGCCAGAAGTGCATCGCCTTATATTGAGGGAGGCAGAGTAAAACTTGTCAAAGGAAATTGGAACGAACATTTTTTACATCAAATTGCAGTTTTTCCAAATGGTAAACACGATGAGCATATTGATTTAACAGCTTATGGGATTGAGAACAAATTAATTGAGAAACAATTTTTTACATTTTAATATTATTTTTTTTAATATCTTTGACGTATGAAAGAGACAATCAACAATATACTCCAAAATTTAACAGGCAAGTTAATGGGCAAAAATGTTTATAACGAAGCATTTTTTAGCTATTTAGGAGCAGGTTATACATCTTACGATGTAGATAATAAAACTTATATCAACAAAGGATACAATACAA